CGGCTACATTTGTTACGCGTAGTTTACGCATAATACGAGGGTCGTCTGCGTCACGTTGTAAACAGAATCCCTCAACTGAGAATCCTAGTGTTCTAGGGACACCGGAAGTTTTAATATTGTTTGCTAAGTCCCACATACTTTTAGCGTATGGGTTTTCTTTGTAAAGTTTACATTCTACGTATAACCCAATATCTTCATCGATGTATGTCCCATCTGTAGGGACTCCTACTTTATAGAAGTCTCCTTGTTTATGTTCATAGTTTATATATCCATGATGCATAAAGTAAGAGATGTCAATGCCTTTAGGGTCTACGATATCGTCCTGTCTATCTAAATGTTGTGTAGTTGCATATCCGCGTAGATACCAAGAACGCTCATCAGGAGAGTCGTCATTCTTCTTAATAGATTCTTCAATATCAATCGGAACGAACATTGTAAATGCTCCTGTGTTTCTATCAACAAGTGTTTGCATCTTTCGTCTCCTTTCTAGAGGTACTTCCCTTAATATAGCAAAAGTACCTCTTTGTTTGGAGTTTTATTTAAAAATTCCGACAACTTTGTCTTTAATATCCCATACGAGGTAATAAAGACCAGCAGCTATAGTAACTAAAAACTCAAAAGCGTTATCGCGCATTACTTCTTACCTCGCTTTGCATCTTCATTCACAGTTGCTTTATTCTCACTCTTACCACCTTGCTTCATAGCAGTTCCGGATTTAACGCCCTTCACTTGTCCATCTTGCTTAGGTTTTCCTGCGTTACCATTAACAGCATCAGACTTACCATTCATCCCTTGCTGCTTCATCTCGGACATCTGTTTATCATCTGACTGACCTTCGGCTTCTTGCTGCTGGGCAATCATTTTCTCTTGCATGATTTGACCTTTAGACTGAACGTGGTATGGACTGTTGATTACATCTCCACCTTCGATTGCGCCGTATCCTAAGATAGCTCTTGCCTCGTTGAATGTTAATCCAACCTGAGTACGGAGTTCTAGTAACTCTAGCGCTTCTTTCTCTGTAGCGGCGTCCCCACCTACGAATTGGAATAGATACTCATCACCGAACTGTTTTACGATGTACTTGTTAATTGTATCTTCGATGAATTTAAGTAACGGCTCTAGACCTTTATCACGAGATATACGGTTCTTCTCTTTGGCAGACGTTTCATTTAATGAGCTACCTGATGAACCTGTGGCTCCTCCTCGGTTAGGGAAGTTAATCTCTGATGGGTCAATTGCGAAAATACTACACATAACGTTGATAAGGTAGTTTAACCATCTCTCAAATTCCATATCCTTAGATGATTGTGTCATATTGATAAAGTTTACATCTTCAGCAGATACAACTGGAATCTTCCAAGCTCCGTTTACACCAGAGAACATTGATTGCCACTCTCGACGGAATGATTGCAACGCAGAACGTGATTGTTCTTGTCCGGTCTTAATGTGTAATAAGCCTCTTGTCGTACCGCCCTGAGCGAAGTAACGAGCATTGAATAGTTCGGTATTCTCATGATACTGAAGATGCTGTAAGCATATCTCAAGCTCGCTATAACCGTATTTACCAACTGTGATATCTGTACGAGGATTGTGAACCTCCCACGCCATCTCGTTAGATTTAAAAGATGCTACCTTCTGGTTATCAATCATCTGTACGTATTTATATGCGTCTTTACCTTTTGGTAGTTTACCATTAGAGTCTACTGCTGTAAAAATTGTTGATGCATCTCGAGCAGCAAACCTAGCTAGTTGTTTCTCTTTATTATAAATAAGTTCAAAGTTAATTTTATCGTATATTAGTCTATCGCGAGTAATCTTTTTAATGAACGTCCTAAACGTGTCTCTCGTCAAGTCTCCGTTATCTACGCCAGTGTACTCTAGGAAAGTCTCAATCTCTTTAATCTTCGCTTCCTCCGCCTTGCTAGGGTTCTTTAACGGGTCCTTAAGTCGAACCTCATATCCGACACCTTTAGTTGAGTACCGCGATGGAGTACAGAACATTGATACTTGATTGACACGTGTGTTTATGATAGCGTTGACTATAATATTCTTTCTGGACCATAACTTAAGCGTATCTAATAATCTATAATCCCCATCTCTTGATGGTGCTTCTTTATAATCTGGATTAACTGACATGGATGCGAGATACGGTTCCTCATAACCTTTTGTTCTACCTATATCTTTTTTGTCTCCAGATTTAGATACTACTTCTTGCTCTAGTCCGTTAATCATGACTGAGAAGTCACCCATGTCTTCTGGATTTAGAATATCCAGCTTTGACAGTGTGGTTGGTTTCTTCTTTCTAAACCACTTAAACGGATTCATTTATTCTCCACCTTTACTTTTATTCGCTACTAAATATTTTCCTAGCGTTCTTTACTTCATAGTAATCGGATAAAACAACTTCCCCTAAACTATCTTTTAGCTTCACTTTTGTATCATCTTCGTCCGACAATCCTAAAAGTGTATATCGGTTATTTTCTAGGAATATATAAACAGTGACTTGTGTACCACCTAATAGTTTATAGTACGTAACTACTTCAATCCAAGAATAACCTCGAGATAAT